CACCCCGGCACCGCCCGCATGGTCTGTGCCGCTCAGTGTGATGGCGCCCCCCCGGCCCACGAATCGCTTCGTGGCATGGCTTCGCAAGCCACGGTCCACGGGTGAGGGCATGGCAATGGGGGCAGTCGCCCTCATCGTTGGAGTTATCGGACTGTCATTGGCGTGGCGTGCTTTTTGGTGGCTTCAGGTGTTTTTCGCCTATTTCGCCACGGTCGGCACTCTCGGTAACTGAAATAGTGTGAAACAGCTATGGACACGGTGTTTTTGAAGCCGGTTTGGTTGTATTTGCCGGATGGTAGTAAAGAGAGAATTATAGCGCAAACCGGCGACAGCAAGGGGATTGGTTTCGATTCTATTCAGGCTAGCGTGGAACGGAGGCACTATTTCAGGTACAGCGAGTATTCGATTACTCAGACAGAGAGAGGAGATTATGTCGTGTCACCTGTAGATGGTGAGTACGAGAAGATTTACTACCCGAATGGCAAGTATGAATATGTTTCAAAGGTAGTGCCGCACGTTGGGTTCTGGGAGGCGCACGTCCGCAGCTGCCTTAGTGGTGAATGGCGGGTAGGGTGCTGGAGTCGCCGTCGCATCTCTTTGGAGCATAAGCGCGATGGCTGGTATTGGCAGCAAATCGGCCCTTATGAGGCTTATGGCGACTATGAGGTGAAATTCGCAGGCGAACTAATTTGCCTCCATATCTCCGACGATTATGAAGCGCCCGTCAAGAGGGCGAGTAGGTATTTTACTGGCGAATGGTGCATATGGTATGAGAGTGAGGGCGGTGGAGAAGGATTCTTGTCTTTCGACGAGCAGCGCTACGAGTTGACCTTGTGTGATGGCACTCTCTATGTCACAGAGAAGAATAGCGGGTGTGTCGAGGATGATGCACGCGAGAACGTCGTGTCTCACCCATCGCACTATGCAACCCTTGACCCTGAACCCATTACTTTCATTCGCGACAAAGACTATCTGACTGGGAGTGCCCTGAAGTATATTTTCAGGGCAGGTCACAAGGGTGGTGCTGACGAGAATGTTGACATGGGAAAGGCGGCATGGTATCTTCGTGAGCTCGTCGCCGAGCAGGGAGGTCAGACGGTGATCGCGATTCTGCGAAACGTCTACTGGGACACTATCGATAGGCAGCTCACCCCGGAGGATCGTGCCAGGGAAGTTCGAGATCGGCTCACAGAGTTCACGTCTGCCATTTCACACGATAGTCTCAACAACTACATTCCGGAAGCGTGAGTATTGTGGAGAATATTGTTGATATTGCCTTCGTTGATTTGGCGAAATGTGGTGAACTGTGGGGTGCGGCTGCGTTTATGCATGCCACCGACTGCAACTTCACCATCAGGAGTTATGCCATCAATCCACCTGGCGCGATCCGTGGACTTATGTACAACGTTCAATTTGTTCAGGGAGTAACACTTGCCTTGCGTTCGTGGCGGGAAGGAAGAATCGCTTTCACTAGGTGCACATATTCGGATGAGATAGGCGGGTATGTGCTCACTTACAGCGACTCGTCGAACGATGATGCGTACGTTTGTGCGATCGTACTGTCGGAGCGCGGTAAAGACGTGGTAGGAATCATCCCGGGAGAGAAGCCTAATCTTGCTCTTGAAGCCGAAGCAATTCTGCGTGATAAAGGTTACACAGTCCACGTGATCGAGGAAAACGAAGACGAGAGGCTACCGCAATGGCTACACTGAGTGATTTCACTCTCCGACGCAGAATCGAGTGGGGCGAACTCATTACCGACTGGCACAAACCGCCGTCCATTCAACCGGCGTCAGTAGAAGTACGACTAGACGAAAACATCATCACCTACCGTCACGACGACGAGAATGTCACTATAGGCGAGAATGGTTATGAGCTGTTGCCGGGTGAGTTTATTCTCGCGTCCACGCAGGAGAAAGTCAGCGTGCCCGCCGACCTAGTAGCTAGGGTGGAAGGCAAGTCGTCGTGGGCGCGACGAGGAATTCTCGTGCACGTGTCCGCGGGATACATTGACCCAGGATTCCAGGGAAACGTGACCCTGGAGATCGCCAACTTGCATTCTGCTAAATCTGCCATCCTTTATCCGGGGGATAGGATTGCGCAGATTGCTTTCGAAGACCTGGACAGGCCAGCCAGCATGCCGTACGGCACCAACGGTCTGGGCTCGCATTATCAGGGGCAGATCGGTGTCACGCCATCTGCTTGGGAGGTGGAATAATGAGCAAGAATGATCGGCGAGAAATCGCGTTGGCTATTGTTAAGGAATTGCGGGACACGATCACGTCGCCCCGCATTTCCGACCGCCAGGGAGTCACCGTCATTGAGTCTTCGCCAGGGAAGATCGAGGTCACCGATGACGGCGTCGTGGTGACGACGAAGCGTGGCGTTTCAGCTGGGTGGACTCACCGAGATTCCTGTAGCCCAGAGCATTCTGTGATGCGCTGTAGCCTACTTCTACGGAGCGTCTCATGACAGCGACAATGCTGGAGATCGAGCACGAGATCAGCCTCGTGCAGTTGTGGCTCCCAAAGCCCGACGAGTGCAGCATTGACGAAGCACACATGACCGCTCGCCTGAAGTGGCACAACCAATATAAGGGCGATAGGATTGACGTCACCGTAGAAAACTGCGACAGCGGCGCTGTCAGTAAATGGGTTATCTGGGGGTGGCCATTGAGCGTCGTGGGCGTTTACCATGAGACAAGCGGCGAGAGCACGTGCAATCTTGCGCGCCGTCTAGCGCGGCAATGGACTACCGTAGAATGTGACGCCATTGCTGCTCGTCAATTCCGAGAGATCAATAATACGATTCATTCGATCCTGAACTCACCGTCTATCAACGTTCAGGACGATGCACGTTCCGATCTCATGGGCGTCCTGGACGATATCGCTCGCGAACACGGAGGAAACTACCAGCGCCTAGGACTATAGTCTCTTCCGTCGGGCATGAAAACATTCCCCCTCACCGTGAAACTGCGGTGAGGGGGAATGTTTCACGTGAAACACTCAGGCGCCCGGCTGAGGAGACGGAGCCGCCTTAGCCTCCAACGCGGCAACACGCTCAGCCAAACCAAGGTAGCCACCATGCCAAGCGATCACACGCTCCATGATCCAATCCGACGGAGGATTCTGATAGGGATTCTTCTCGGGTACCCACTGGCCGCCCTCACCCTGCACCAGCTCGCCGTCGGTCACATACAAATGTGAGACGCCGAATGACGCGGCGCGATCGATTACCTGTCGGAAATTCTCTTTCGTAACCCCATGGATAACGTGCCACCACTTGGTGGAAGGCTGCGCCCGCATCACATCATTCGCAATCGGGTTATTAGGGTCATCCGTCAAATACTTGGTAGCGGTGTTCTCGAAGCTCATGCACACGTCGAAATCGAGCGCGCACACGGCCTCAGCAATATTGCTGCCAGGGTTGATGGCGATTGTGAAATTCTTGCCGTAGGTGCGTCGAATTTCGCCGATGAGGTCGCCGTACCATCCGACGCGTCCCGCCTGGGCGCCCCATCCATTGATTACCTCGTCCAAGAATACGCCCTGGAAAAGACCATCATACTGGGAACGCAGGTTAGCGCACAGTTGCATGATATATTCGCGCGTAAACTTGTCCGGGTCCGGCACGCCATTCCTAGCAGCGTCATCTTTGGCGAGTGATGCGACACCGTAGCGGGTAGGAATATACCAGAGGACCCTCTTTGCCCCAGCCGCCTGGGCGCGCTGAGCTTGCGTAAGAAAGTCGTTATCTTTGGCGGACCAATTGCCCGTGGAGCGGTTCATGATCACGTAGCCGAGAGCACTCCCGTAAGACAAAGTCCTGGCCCACTTCGATACTTTTCCGGCTTGGCCTTCATTGTAGAAATCGGGCCAGAAATACGTGACCGGGGAGTAGTAGTGGCCGCCGACCGTGAAAGGCGAGATTGAGGAGAATAGCGGGGCGACCAGCTTATCGACGCCGGCCTTAGTGTACCCAGTAATACTCGTCATTGTGTTTTCTCACTCTCCGTAAGTCCAGGTAAGACCATCGTCGCTAACGGTGATTTTGCCAGCGTTGCCCTGGCCGCCGCCTCCGCCGGGATTGCCGGGATCAGGTGTGCTGCCGCCGTTCCATGCTGACAGGGAGGTCACCTGTACGTCGCCGGAGGGCGGCAGCTCCGCGCCGCGCACTTCACGCGCCCAAACCCCAGCAACATTCAGGACAATTGCCCACCGTCCACCGTGGCTGGCGTCTACCTCAACCTCGATCCTGCCTTTGTCGTCGGCGTCGCCGCGCACGGGGGCGGGGACTGTCGTAATATTGTCGGACGTGTACACGGTTTCAGGGCGGACACTCATTGTGGCGTTGACTGTTTTGCCGGCCGCATTCACAACCGTTGCTATGACCTTGGTCATATTATTATCACCTATTTCTAATAGTGAACTGTATTTGTCGATTACAGGTCAACGCGAGTCGCGCCAAGGGTAGCCACCGTAAACACAGTGCCAGGGAAAACGCCGCCATCGTAATGCCAGTACGGGTCAGCACCATAACTACCCGCCGTAGTATAAGCAACCCTATGCGAACCGGCCTCCACGGAAAGGCGCCACTGCATATGGTGCGTCATGAACGTGCGATTGTACTGAATCTCGGTCTGCCAAATCCCCCTGTTGTCAAGCTTGAACCCAAAGAAATACGAGCCGACAGCTTTGTCTTTCTCCTCCTCGGAATGATAGTCCTCGTGCGCGATACTCACGCACACGTCAAGCGAGAACTCCATGAGGCTCTTGATCGGCAGGGTGACGATACCGTCGCCCCACGTGTAAGTGGTGTGATCCGAGGTAGGGCGTCCGCGTCCGTTCGTATTGTCGCGGTGCCTGTAAAGCACACCACTAAAGCTGTTGGCCGGGTTAATGTTGAATGACCCGTCGCCGGCCTTGGAGCCGTCGGCAGTGTACAGAATGTCGTCAATAATGAAAACGGCGGGGCGTGCCTTCGATACCGCCCCGGACGGTGCGGCCGCCAACATGACCCGTGCTGCCGCTACGGATGCCGCCGGCATAACCCTCCCGGCGGAATCATCGTACGCGTCCCATGCCTCAATGAGATTATCGTCTACCGTGGGTACGATACCGCCGGTCCACCTGGTGTTAGGCATATTGTTTTCTCCTAAAAATATTGTTACACAATCTTCAGTAGGTGAGCCAGCTAACCGTCATCTCGCCCCAATCCATAATTGTACCCTCGTCAATATTCTGATACGTATAAAGCGCAATCCGATCCCCGACGTTCAGGCGCCTGACGCCGGTTACCTGCAACGCGGTCCACAAGCCGTGATTCAACGCGGCATACATGTAAACGCCACGCTCAACATCATTGGGGCGGGCAACCCTCGTGCCACCAACATACCCCGCCCATGATGACCTGTACCATGTTGTTCCGTCTAGACGGTAAAGCCCACTCTGTGGAATAATGATCTCGACACCGTCTACCTGCATCCCGCCGCGAACAATTTTCTCCTGCGAACCCACAGGGACCTCGGTCCAATCATCTTTTTTAGTCCACAAGTGCGCGTTGTTTGTTGCCATGTGGGCGAAAGGCGGCTCGGTGAAAGTACGCCACGACGAGGAATGAGGCGCGGGTGATCCGGGCGGGTCATAGGACACGCCATTCGTGTCCATGATAAGCTCGCCGCCCTGACGGTCGGTGATCTGTATTTTCGCCACGCCCTCGTCGTCGCGGAAAATATGCAGACCGGAGGAGCGACTCATTTTCCATGACACGTACATGGAATAAATGATTCCGAGCTGCATTCCCGGCGTGAAAACATCGTTCGTGCGGGCACTAATATAGAAAGGCGTGTCCGTGTCTTGGATCCACGTACCGTCGGGGAGCGTGAAATCGAATCTTATCTTCTGTCCGGCCGTCGCCGGCTCGTCAACAGCGATGATCCTGTTCTTGCCGATATTGATTGTGAGAATTGCGCGGCCGTTCCACGACGGCGTGAAAAGAATATACCCCTCGACCTTGCCGACGCCCTCACCGGCAATACCGTATGTTTTTGGTTTCGCAACAGCAATATCGTAGATTGCCATCTGCGCACCCTCGGCACGATTAGGGCGATCCCTGTCTGTCAGAACGAACCGCGTGCCACCCTCGAGTTCCTCGACGGTCGCGATTTTGGGGGACCAGATAGACTCCCAGAATTCATATTCGCTGCCGAGCCCGAATCGAATATTTTTCTCGCCTGACGTTGGTTCGGTGTCAACGAGCGAGAGTTCACCACCGATAAGCCTGTTGCCAATGAGGTCGCCGGTGACTTTTGCCGCGTTGAATGTGGCGTTTCCTGCGGTCAGCATTTCCGTAGTAACGGACGCGAACGCCGCGATCTTCGCCCAGAGCTCTCCGGACGCATAAATGTTACGTGCAGACACTGCCCCGTCAGCGAGCGAGACGTTCCCCACGGACGATGGGACAAGAATGCTGCCGGCGACCATTGTTCTGGTTACCCACTGTGTGCCGTCCCAAATACGCACGTCAGTAATGTGACCCGCATTGTCAGTGACATACCAAATCAACCCTGTGACAGGATTCTCCGGTGCGGTCTGGGATACTACGGGCGGACGGTTAGCTTCCGCAATCTGGACAGCTTTTTCCGCATCTTTTGCGGCCTTGTTCGCGGCGCCTTCGGCCTTGTTTGCCCGGTCTCGAATTGCGTCGGCTTCCTTGAAAGCGCGCTCGGCGTCTTTCGCGGCCTGGCTGAGCATTTTGCCAGTGTGCCCGAGATTCTCTACCTTTGCGCCGGAAGGCGGCTCAGCAATAGGGTCACTGATCTTGACTACGCGGCCGGACGAGTCAATGATGACGAGTACGCGGGCGCCTATCCACGTAGCAATCCCATCGGATTCACCAACCGCATGGGAGGTCGGGTTACTGTAAGGTATTCCTACCTCTACCCAGCCGGACGGGAGCGTACTGTCGGTGGCGGACGTGCCAGTGATTTTCCCGTACGTCCATGATACTGAGGATTGCTGAACAATAACATTGTTATTGTTACGCCCGCCGCCGTTTCGTGGCGCCGTGTCAAGCAATAGCGACGGTCTGACCATGATGCCCCGTTTATTCTCCCAGTACCTCTATGTCCACCCTCATTGTAGCGGACGTATCAGACAATGGAAGACTGTAAGCCGTGACGCGGCCTGCAATATGCTCACCCTGCTCGGTAATCGCACCGACAATATCACCGACCTCAATACGGGCGTCCGGGATAATCGTCAAAGAGCGGGAAGAGCGGGAGGAGATGTCCTGAATCATGTACGTGTCCGCGGCCTCGGATACCTCTCTCGCCGAGCTTGCGGCACTGAATTCTTTGTGCGAAGTAACCCAACCATAGCCGGCCGGTTCGTATGGCGGGTCGGTGATTTCGCGTTCCGCGGTCCAACGCTCCTCTTGCTCACCCTGAGCCCGCTGTTGCTTACTGCCGGTAACATACCAACGATTCGGGCGACGGCCGCCTGACCTCGGGGCACGTGGAGCTTCCAAAAGGAAACCGGACTCGTACGTGTAAATCTCGTCAGGCGCCGTCTTGTCACGAAGCTTGAAAATATGCAGCATTCCATCGGCGCCACTACGAATACCGCATCCCCGCGATTCGACGAGCTTATAGATTGATTCGATCCGCGAATTTCCCCACTGTGTGGTGCGCGGGATAGGCGCATCCCAAACGTCATCCTCCAACTTTACTCGCACATATTCCGCGAGCTCATTGGCCTCGGAAAGCAGAGTGGCGCCGGCGCTGGGTGAGGACGGCCACGGCCTCGGATTATCAGCAAGAATCTGCGTCAAATCCTTACAGGAAACATTCACTTTCTCTTTCGACACGGACCATTCCACGTTGACGAACTCACCGAGCGGAATTTCCCAGTAGTCGCCGCGCCGGTTCTCATAGAGTGCGGTCACCATGGATCGCTGTCCGAAATTGTTGAGCGCATCCAACGGCCATTCCGGGACCCATGACATTGGGCAAGAATAAGACAAAGCGCCCGGAACCTGACGGTTCGTCGAGGACCACTCGACTTTCACCTCGGAGGCGGGGATTCCCGTTTTGAGAACTTCGCCACCGCGAATGATGTCGATTCTTGCACCGATGCTGAGGCCGTCTGAAAGGGCTGCCAGCGTGGGGCCGTTTCTCATGGCATTCCCGCAATCATTTTGCAAATCTCAATGTATGTGCGCGATTTCCAAACCTTGTCGACTTCACGCCATTCACCCCACGTGACACAAGGCGCTGCCCCCCAGCCGGCGTGAGGGCCGACAAGCATTGGCGAGTCCTCGGGGAGCTCATGCCATTTCACGTTCCACCGAACAATACCGTCTCCCGTGATTCTTGCGCTGTCGACCTTGTCCACGGTGATGAATCGCGATGGTAGAACGTCGGCGGGGGCGCCGGGCGTAAGAATGAGAGGCTCACGCTTCTGCAGAATCTCCCAAACGGCGTTAACGTGTGATGGGTCGTCTAGGACGAATTGCCCACCCCCCGTGCGAGCTACTTCTAGCATCGGCCACCGAGCAATGAGTGAGTTATATCTCGAAATTGGGGAGGACCATTCTCTTTTATCCTGGGCCTCCTCCCAGATAAGGCCCGGGACGGTGCGCCCGTTGAGGCCGCCCACCATGCCACGCCACCACTCCACCTCAGGGCGAGTCAACGTGACCGAGGAGTCGCCCTGAGTGTATTTTATTGTGGTCCCCGGCACGGCGTATGCGTCTGAGAGGATCATTGTTACCGGCTCGGTCAGCTTGGGGCCCTCGAGCTCGCGAATCATTTTCGCCCTGCCGGTGAGTGGTCTTTTATCGCGGGCCATCCCAGGCACGGCGAAAAGACGGTCACCCGCGTAGACGGGCTCTTTGCCGGTGGCCATTATTGACGGCAGCCCAGTGTGTGTAGCAATCCATCCCGTAATCGGCATTATTATATGCTTTCCGTCATAATGGTTTATCGGTTCATTCGGTCATAGTCTACTATGGCCGACGTCGCCTCTACTTGCATACGACCCACAAGATCATTGTCCACGTCCCGAATTTCGAGCACGTCCGGGCCGAGCGCACGATTCTCCAGAAGGCTGATCAGCTTATCCATTTTCTCCCACTGGGCTGACGTGAAAACAGGCTCCGGACGACCAGTCTTATTCTCGATTGTTGAGAGGCCGGGCTGCAAGAATCCGCCATTGTCGTAGCGAAGATTCCCCGCGGACGGCCCACCATAGATCGGGACCTCGCGCACGGGGATGCCGAAAGTCGGCGCCTCGACCATCATCCCGTTACCGGAAGCGATAGCAACGTGGTGGGCCGGGTAACCCCAGAACAGAAGCGTCCCGGGAACCATCGGGTTACCGGGGGATGACATTGCCTGATATCCGGCCGCCGTGAGACGAGGAACGTGAATGCCCATCGCGTTGAGCGCCCAATAGACAAGACCAGAACAGTCGAGTCCGCCGCCTGGGGAGACGCCGCCCCAAACATACGGTGTACCGATAGCACGTCGCGCCGTATTCACGAGGTCGCCGGCAGCGGCACCAATAGCACCGATTCCGCCGCCAAATCCGCCGACCACAGGCATGTGATCTTTAATCCAATCACCGAGCGCGTCAATGGTTTTATCAACGCCAGCTTTTCCGGCGTCGAAGAATGGTTTCGCTCCGTCGCCACCCCATGAATCGAGAAGCTTATGAACCGGAGCCTTGATGACAGTCTCAACGGCTCCGATCGGGTCGGAGAAGATCGAGGATACCGCGTCGGCCGCCCCGGTGATCCAATTAAGAGCGGCGGACGCACCCTTTGAAACCGTTTCTTTGACAGGGTCCCAAATACCGCCCGGGGCGAACGCGGCATAGCCGGCATCGCCGCCAGGAATCCTGTCCCCGTGCGCGGCAGCGCGGTTCATAGCATTCACCATTGCTGGGCCGCCGACCGCTTTCACCCATTCGGGTCGCATGATCGCTTCTCCGCCGGAAAGCGCGAGCCGGCCGCCACCATCAGGTGACACGAAATGGTAAATGTCGCGGCCCGGGGAGTATCCGGGCAGAACACCACCTGACGCGTACCCGCCAATCGTGGGAGCTTCAGGGAGACGAAGATCAAGGGAGAGCTTCTCCATCATCCCGTTAACAAGTTTCCGCAACCCATTGTTGTAGACTGTGCCGATAACGAAGTTAACGGGCTTGGCGGCGGCTTCCTTAATTTTGTCCCACGCCGTCCTCACACCATCTTTCATAGTGTTGGCGGCGGCTACAACCCTGTTCCAGGCGCTTGTAATTGCAGGAACAAGCGTGTTAGCAATCCAATCTTTAACAATTTGGATTTCGCCCTTCAGAATGTTCCACGCGGAGACGACCATGTTTTTCAGCCAGCTGGTCCACGAAACAACCGTGTTCCAGGCGGCACTGATCGTGGTGGCTGCGCCTTGAATTACGGCGACCCCCATAGTGACCGCAGCGATAATGGACGCGAACACGAACGCAATGATTCCGCCCAGAATTTTCGCACCCGTAGAGATTATCTCCCAGGCCACACTAATAACGGGCGCAGCATAGGTTTGAATCCAATTCACCACCGGCTGCATAACGGCCCAAATGCCATTCCATGTCGCCGACAGGGAACCCCACATAATAGACGCCGTGTCTTTAATGGCGTTGAATGCTCCGACGACCCATGGCCACGCAATATTGTAGATCCAATCTACGACGGGCTGAATAGTGGCCCAGATGCCGTTCCATGCCGCTGATATGGTGCCCCAAAGAGCGGAGGCAGTGTCTTTAATTGTATTGAAAGTATCTACCACCCATGGCCAGGCCGTGTAGTAGATCCATTCGACCACTGGTTGCATGGCAGCTTGAATGGAGGTCCACGCGGCCTGAACCGTGCCCCAAAGATTAGAGGCAGCATCCTTGATCGTATTAAACGCGTCGACCACCCATGGCCAGGCCGTGTAGTAGATCCATTCGACTACCGGTTGCATTGCCGCCTGAATTGCAGCCCATGCACTCTGAATGTCAGACCACATGTTAGTGGCCGTGTCTTTAATCGCGTTGAACGCGCCTACCACCCACGGCCAGACCGTGTTGTAAATCCAATCCGCAACGGGCTGAATTGCGGTTTGAATGGCGGTCCATGCGATCTGAATATCAGACCACATCATGGAGGCGGTGTCTTTAATCGCGTTGAAAGCGCCTACCACCATGGGCCAAATGTCGTTGTAGATTTGTGTGGCGACGGGCATGATTGCCGCCCAAATAGCGTCCCATGCCCACTGAATCGTAGACCAGAGCGCGCTCACGCCCCAGCTGATCGCATCCCACGCTGTGGTGAGGTACAGGGCGGCGACGTTGACAATCCAATCGACTACGGGCCGGATTATGTCGCTAATTCCTTGCCAGGCTGCGACCATTCCGTTCCAGACGATCATTGCGCCCGCGGAAATGCCATCCCAGGCGGCCTGAAGGTTGGGCCACGCGGTATTCACGATCCAGTCGACGACGGCTTGAATGACGGGTTGCATTCCTTGCCAGACGCCGACGATCCCGTTCCATACCCATTGGGCACCGGCAACGATTCCATCCCAAGCGGCCTGGAGTGCGGGCCACGCGGTGCCGACGATCCAATCAATGACCGCCTGAATAACGGGCTGCATTCCTTGCCAGACGGATACCATGACGCCCCACATCCATTGAGCGCCTGCCACAATCCCGTCCCAGGCGACTTGCATGAGAGGCCATACGTTGGCGGCGAACCAGTCGGCCACGGCGCCGGCAGCGGTTTTGATTGCTTCCCAACAAGAAATGACGACGTTGCGGAATGTTTCGGAATTCTGCCATGCCACAATGATTGCCGCGACCAATGCTGCGATAGCGATCACGACGAGGCCGATTGGGTTGGCGTCCATTGCGGCGTTGAATGCCCACTGTGCCGCAGTTGAGGCGATTGTTGCCGTTTTGTGGAGGACCATCATTGCCGTGGCCCTACCCCAAGCAACCGCCTGCATCGTGATCTGTGTCGTCGCGCGCGCGATATTCGACAGGAATTCGCCGGCGTACATGAGGTTGAGCTGCGCGGTCTCAACCGTGTCTTTAATCTTCGCTACGGTCATCGCGTTAATGGCCGTGGTGACACGCCCTGCAACCCCGGCTACGCCCTCCATATCGTTCAGCCACTGTTGCATTGAGGACATGACCATGACGGCTTTCCATGCCGTAAATGCGGCCGCGATACTGTACACCGCCACTTTACTATTGAGAATAGCGACGGTCAAGCTTTCCATGAATTGGACGAGGCTGCTGTTCGCGATGGTGCTGAGAGCAGTAGCGATACCGGGGACGAGTGTCCCGACAATGAATTTGCCGAGCTCGACGAAACTGTTGCGAACATTGGTGATGTATGAGATGATTCCAGAGTCTTTGTCGAATCCGAAAATCGTCCCCGTGAAATCACCGGACAGAAGCAAGTCTTTAAGATTCTTCAACGATGGGACGAGTGTCTTGTTGATCCATTCTCCGGCTGCGGCGGCAGCGTCACGCATGCGAAAAAGGAAATCAACGAAGCTTGAATCTTCTTCGAATGAGAAGATCGGGCCCGTGAAATCGCCCTTGCGGATAACGTTGAAAGCATTCGTGATACTGGGGATGAATGAATTACTGACCCAATTGAATACTTTTTCGAACCCTTTGCTCATGGCGTCGAGGGATGCGGTGATCCAGGGGAGTGCTTTTTCGGCGATTTCCTGCGCCCCGGTCACGAGGGTTGCTTTGAAATTCCCCCAAGCCCCCTCCAAGGTTTTGGTGGATGTAGCGGCCTCAATGGCCACGTCCTCCATACCGAGATCGAGGATTGCTTGGTTGAATTCCTCGGCGGTGATCTCACCCTTTTCCATGGCTTCCCGGAAATTGCCCGTGTAGGCGCCATTCTTTTTCATGGCTTCCTGCAATTTACCGGACGCGCCTGGAATCGCGTCGGAAAGCTGGTTCCAGTTCTCGGTGGTAAGTTTTCCGGCGCCCGCGGTCTGCGTCATGACGAGGCCGACCGTTTTGAACGTCTGCGCGTTTCCGCCCGCAACGGCATTCAGGTTACCTGCGGCCTCAGCGAGCTTATCGTACCCCTTTACACCGTTGGATGCGAGCTGCGCGGTAATTGACTGAATATCGTCGAGCTCATAAATCGTACGGTCCGCGTAGGAGCGTGTGCTTTTTGTGAGCGCGTTGATTTCGTCCGCACTTTTACCGGCGAATGCAAGCGTCTGTTTGAATTTGATTGTGGCGTCGGCAGCATTGAATGCTTCTTTTGCGACTCCGCCGAACGCGACCGCGATGCCGCCAATGGCGAGTCCCCCGAGCGCGGCGCCGGCAACTTTCGCTACCGACTTGAACGCACCACCAAGCCCGGACGTGATCTTTCTCTCAGCCGGCCCGGTGTCGACGTTACCGATTTCATTATTGATATTTCGGGCGAGACCTCGCACGGACGGGCTGATCTGAATCCATGCGGTCCCGAGATCATATCCGGCCATTGATACCTCTCCGAAATCATGTACAGCGAAAATGGTTCACGCCAATCAAACCGTTTTTCGTGTTTGTCTTGGCGTGAACCATTTTACACTATCCGATAGAAACACGGCTCAGCTGCCGTATCGGGCAAGCCATTTCTCACCCTTAGCTTTTTGCGCCTTAGCGTGCTTGCTTGACACTCTGGGATTACCGGTTTCCCGGTACCCTTCGGCAGGCGGCTTCGGCGCCTCAGGCCACTTGTCTTTCTTGACACCATTGACGGCAAGCAATGCGGTCTGAATATTGTGTGCTGACATTATCGTGGCAGCAACTTCGTCAGACCAGTACCTGTCTCCGCCTCGCGCCCTATCGAACGTCGACCCTGGCGGAAGACCGCCAATGAGCGCCATTACCCGCCTGGGCGTTATCCTGCCACGATACAGATCGAGAAGATCAATGTTGTAATATCGCTGCAGATCGGCCTCTATCTCCCACCCATACTCGCGGAGTAGTGGTGGGAGAATCGTCAGTTTCCCGCGCCCACCTCGGACACGATTGACTGCATAAAGTCGGTCACCGCGTCGATCGGGACGCGACCGTTCTCGTCCTCCAAGGCAGAGTAGACCTCGTCCTTGTGGTCGCCTACGATAAGGCGGAAAAGCGGGAACGGGTTACCGGCGTCGAGGGCCTCGAATGCGCGGAAGTCTTCCAGCGCCTCCGGAGGAATATCGAATTCAATTCCCTCGTAGTCCACGTGAATCGGGTCACGCGTAGCCTCGGCCTTGGCAAGCCTATCAGCCGGCACCTTGGCTCCAGCGGCCTTTGCCTTGCTCTTCGCATCCTTGTCAGACATAATGGGTTGTCCTCAAAACTGTTTTATAAAATGAATGGGTTGTGTTTGTTTTGGATCTTCCCCGCTATTCCGCGACAACCCATCCGAAACACGAAATAGCGGGGAAGAATCATTCATCAGGCGGGGAGCAGGGCCTTGTGGTCGGAGTAGATAATGTAGTCACCCAGCACGGAGAGGTTATACTCGTAGCCGGTGATCTCAGCCTGCTGGAAAGTGATCTCGCCGCGCTCACCAAGCTCCAGACGCGGGAAAACAATACGAATCTGCGCACCCACGCCGGAAACGTCGAAGAAATCGGCGACACCGCAGAGAAGCTTGACCTTACGGGACGACTTTGCGGTGATCTTCACACCCTTAGTAGCGCCACCTTCCTCAACCTTCTCACTGGTAGCGTCCAAATACCAAGAAAGCGGGGCGAGCATGGTCTCCAGGAGAGTAGCACTGAAAGTCGTCTCCGACGAGTCGAGGAAAGTCTTGACAACGCCGTGGCCCTGGTGTCCCTTGATCTTGGTGACGGAGTCGTCGGAGGTGAGCTTGAACCCGTCCTCACTAATCCACCCAACGTTGGTGAGACCGGTCACGCCGGAGAGGTCCTGGGTGAGTGACGTGACCTTCTCGCCGAACTTCTCGACGTAATCGCCCAGCCAGAGCGCATCATTGTCGGACGAGAAAATGAGTGCATTGTCAGCGTTAACAGCCATTATATTATTTCACCTGTGTGCTGTAATTGTTAATGTTGCAGTCGCCCTCGCCTGAGATGTGTCCGGATCGGGCATTTCTATCGGATAGGATGATTGTACCATCACTATACCATCCCGATAGTTCGGCATAGTGTGCGCCACATTCACGGCCTCGCACGCAATTTTCATCGCCTCACCAGACGACTGAGCATAAGCGTCGATCGTCTCCAGTGCGGTACAGAGCGCTTTCTGCGTGACACCAGTGCCCCCGGTTGAGAGGACTCGAATGAACGCGGCGGGACGGTCCGGACTTTCGGGCCTGCGGGCCACGATCGGCACGCTCATGTGTGCGGACAGGAAGTCCATGAGTCGTTTCTTGATATCCGGCACCACAGGGGCACGATCGTATGTTGGGCTCATTTCCCGCCCCCCATTGTGAGGCCGATCGCACGCTCCAACGTGTGCTCTCTCATCTGTCTGCGCATCGCAGCAATGGTGCGCGCCCTAACATATCCGCGGGTTCGATTTCCGCGCGTCGTCTCACCCTCGAACCCCCGCCCGGCAGCGTTGGCTACACGCCCCGTCTCCAATGCCACGGTCCGGGCCACGTCAGGACCGCGCAGAAGATCGGCGACACCGTCCCTGTTAAGCTGGAATTTCACTTTCGGCATTATTCGCTCGCCTTGTCCTCATTGGCGCGAATCTGCACGACCATACCCTTAGGGTATGGGGAAGGGCGGCCTTCGACACGGTATTCTATGCCGTCTACAATGAGATGATCTTCTGCGGTCACGTTGATTGTGGTATTCCGCCAGTAAAGAGCGGCTGGCACGGTGACGGGCATTGCCCCAGCACTGATCGGCTCAGTAGACGTAGCCGGCGCAAACACCGCCGGCGGCAAAGAAACGTTCTCCCACTGCCCAGGCACGGGATTCCCGTACTGGTCTTTAGACGCCGGGCCTCGCCTACGCCGCGTGACAGGCACGTATCCCGATAGCATTACGGTTCCTGCCCGATAATAGCACTAATGTCTTCGATCAACTGATCACTAACGGACCTCACATCATAATCCTGTAGGAGGTCCACCTCGAACGCACCGCCCGAGCCACCAAGAGCGTCTTTTTCCTCCCGTTTCAGGTAGAGGCCGCCTTCGGAATTCTGATACGTGAACTGATCGGAGAACGGACCGGTCGTGTGCGATTCTGACACAATAATTCCATGGGGTTCGGAGTAGATTCCGCCGCCACTGTCTGTGACGCCGCCGATAGCGTCACCGCCCTGCATCGCACGACGCACCACAGCACACGCTACACGCTTTCGCGTACGAGGCGTGGCAGACTCCCAGCGGGGGCATTTCGACACGATGAGATCGGTCGCGTCGGCGAGAAGCACGTCGGCGCGAATACGCTCATTGTCCGAGAGTGCCCGCCACCTGGCCTCCAAATCTTCGACCGTGGCGAACGGGATAATATCGTCCGGAATCACTTTGCCGTCTTTCTGGGGCGCCCCCGTCCCCTACGGGGGGCAGGTGCCGGCGGGGCAGTACGAGGGGAGGAGGAGGAAGGCTCGCCTGCCCCGCCAGCGTCATCATTCCCAGGGGCGACTTCGACATATTCGTCTCCGAGCGCCACATTATGGTCGTCTGCGAGATGAATCACAATGTCGTGGTCTCGATGCTTGTAGGATCGCATTTCCGAAATCGCCCCTGGGAAAAATCTTGTTTTGGATGGGTTGTGTTACTTTTTCTTTACAGCGATTTTATCAGGCGCCGGCCTTGGTCTTAATCGTCGCGAACTTGTCCGGGAAAACGTACCAGGCGTACAGAATCTCGAGGCGCAAAGCGATCTGGTTCCTACGCTTCAGGTCACCCTGACCATCCGGGTCACCGAAACGAATGATCTCAAGCGGCAGAGACCGCTGAATTCCCCACCGAATACCGTCAACAAAGTCACCAACAATGCCCTCAACATTAGTGGCAGTAGCCGCCTCAGGCTTGCCAGCAACCGTGTTTCCAGCGGCGGTCGGAAGTCCCATAAAATTGTCAATGTCAACACCGAGGCCAATCTGCGGGTAACGCGGCGTGCCCGAAGGCGACCCGTCAGCATTCTTGGTCTGGAGACTACCGAGCGCCCAAACGGCGGACGGGGCAAGCGCAAGGCCGGTCGGCGTAATAGGCGCGGCATTGTCGTTAATGAGCAGACCGGCGGCCTGACGGATCGCCTGGTCCATCTCCGTAGTGCCGATCTCGACATTCTTGGTGGTGGAGGTCAGGTAGTTGGTCCACGCGTCGATAACGGCGCCGGTCAGCGGGTTGACACGGTGGTAGAGGCCGAGGTCGAGGGCACGGGAAAGCGCTTCGCTGCCTTTCTGGGCGAGCTGGTTGAGGACGTCCAGCTGGTAGTCCTCGTCGGCCCACTGGACTTCCTCGTTGAATCGCATAGTGACCTGAGCCTTGTGCGGCTTAGCGGTCACATAGCCGAATTCACCGGACGTGGGCGCCTTTTCGGCGCCCTCGTCAACAAACTCGGCGCGCGGGAAATTATCGAAAGTGATAATGTCCACATCGCCGAATGTCATGGGGATTCCACCGTTGAGCTTGGCGACGGTGGAGAGAGTCTGGGTGCGAGTGATGATCCCGTCGGCGATCTGCCGAGGCATGAGGACCTTCGCCTTGCCTGAATCAAACACGGCCATTTTAGTTGGTTTCCGTTTCTTTCTAGTATTTTATCTCTGGAATTGCGGTGGGGGCTTTAGTCGCCGGCGAAAACATTCCGAGCGAATTCCGCAAGATTCCCGCCGTCATTGTTGGGCGTGACTCCAGCCTGTGGAACCACGGGGGCAACGGACGGTTTAGCGTCGTGCAGTGCCTTGGCGATTGCGGCAGCATGAGCGTTGATTTCATCCTCGGTAGTTCCTCGGATCAAATCGGCGCTAATGCCGTGTTCGGCGGCAGCGTTGGCGGACCATTCCCGGACTTTGGCGGCAGTCTCGAAGTCCGCCACCTTGGCCTTTAGGGCCTCAATTGTGGCATCCTTGTCGCCGATGGCCTTGGCGAGCTCGTCTCGTTCGTTGGCGGCGCGCCGATTTTCCTTGGCGCGGCTCTCCCACTTCCGAGATTCACTCTTCCAGTCGATTTCAGGCTTACTAGCAGCGTTATCCTCGTTCTGGGGAGTGCTGTTGCTGTTAGTGGCACTATTGTCGGCCGGCGTGTCGCTTGCGGCGTTATCGCTCATTGGGCGTTTCCTATATTTTGACCGTGCGGTTATTGTAATGTTTCAGGCAACTATTTTTGGGCTTTGCAGCCGTCTCTTGTGGCCCTTGTTTATGCATTGTAGCACAATCATTCAATCGGCCGGGTGCGCCATTCCGCGAGCTCCTCCTGATGCGTGTCTATCCACGAGGAAACGAGCTCACGATGCCGTTTTCGACCTTTGTCAGTTTTGTGCCGGGCTGCGAGCGCGTATGCTTTCGCGGGAACTTCCCGAGATGTGGGGTCCCATGCGGGGACGGCGACACATTTGCAATTGTCGTGCGCCCCGAATGACGCGGTCCCCTGCGACCGGTAGTAGCATTCGTTCATTGTGAGCATGACGCAGAAATTGCATGCTTGTGGGTTGCGTGTTCGTCTTTCCCAGCCCATGGCTTCTGGGTCGGCCCATGTCATGTCTGCGATTTGTGAGCGGGCACCGTCACTGACATATCGGATGAGCGCCCCGGTCAAATAGGATAGGGCGATGTCAGGGTTTCCGGCGTACAGCGCTCCTGCACTGAATCTGACGCTGTCGTCTATTTCACCCTGTGGGGTGAGCGACGTTTGTACTGTGGGAGCGTCGCCTGGAATGTCCTGGTCCAGACGCATGTCTCGGTACCATTCATCGGCGATTGCGGCGGCCGCACTGCCGTATTGGTCCACGAGGGCGGGCATGATTTCGAGCAGAAGATCACGGGCTTGCTCGGGGCGTTGTCTAGCGGCACGTGACCATAGTGTGTGTAGGTCGTTTTGGGCGAGTGTGGTGAGTGAGTCTATTGCTCGCCCGTACACCCCGATTTCTGCGGTTGACAGCATAATGGTGTTAGTTTATTGGTGTTTTGGTGCCGCCTGGCAGTTTGATGTTGCGCTTGACCCTGTTTCTTGTATTGGACATGTTATTAATGCTCGGGTTGCTGCCGCCACCATTGCTGCCATTGTTGTTGTCACCATTGTCGCCACTATCGTTGTTGGCTGCGTCACTATCTTCGGCGTTCTCGTCATTCTCGTCCACATTCCCATTATTCGCGGCAGCGAGAGCACGATCAAGCAACGACACCGCATTCTTCTTACGATTCTCGGCGTTGATATCTGCGAGATCGTCCTCGGTGAGTCCGGCACGCCGCATGAGAGTCTGAGACTCCTGCAACGACGGAAAAGCACTAACCATCTTAACCGCGAAATCGGCGGCAGACGAGGGTGAAGAATAGCGGGCGGGCGTCCACTTCACCGAGGCCTTCCACGACTCCTGAGGCGGCTCATCGAGCTTATCCCGGACCATAACAATGTTCTGCAGCGTGCGCCGCAATGGTGCGGTAAAAATGCGCCACTGATACTCGGCCTCGTCCGCGAGCCCCGCCTCAGCCGCCTGCATAGCCTCGGCCGAGGCGGGGTTCTCCGCGAATACCCCGATCGCGGACTGAGGAAGATTTGTGGCCGCACACAAATTCTGCGCCAGCTGACGGTACATTTCCAAGTGGGGACTCATGGTCATTTGTGAGAATTGCCCAACACTGGGGATGTCCCCGTTCTCGTTCGGCTCAAGCACTTGGACGCGGGCCATGATTGCGGACCACCTGTCCTGGCCGGCGAAATCTGCTCTTTCCGCACCGAGCACGTACCGCTGCGGTGAGGAGAAGAATTCTGCGGAGGTTTCTGCGCGAACCATTGTCCTCACCGCCGCGTCCGTGAGATATCTTACTTCACGGGTGATTCGTGAATGCCCCAGAGGACGGTTGAGCTGCGGGTCGTAGCAGAGTGCTTCGACGAAAATGCGGTTGGGTGTGTCGCCGAGCTTTTCGGCCTTCCATCCGCCGCCGTTTTCCTTGGCGTCGATTCGCCAAATGGCGGTGGGGGTGTGCATGATGGCGCCGGCCGGCTGCCCGTATTTGTCTGTCTGATCGATTGTGAGGGCGGCTTCGATTATGCGGCGCCTAGTGTCCCATAGTGCGGCGGACCATTCCGCGTCACGGGCCTGCACGACGACGGGCGGTTCGCCGATGGTCTCGTCCCCCCGCGTCACTGTGAGCAGCGAGAAAGAATGCTTGTAGGCGGACGTAATCGCTTGCGCAAGATCAAGATCATAGTTGTTCGCGGAGAGTATTTCGTTTGCTTCGAAAGCGTCGGGTGCGCCGTTCAGGGAGTAGCCCTCGAACACGTGCCGACGGGCGAGCATGGTGACGACTTTCTGAGGCCACCCAAGTGCGGCTTTGGTGCGCGTCATTTGCGGCGGAATACTGATCCCCAAGTCTTGGAAGGCGCGGTGGCCGTCGTAGTAGACGGAGAGCAGCTTGTTTTTGTTCGAGTGCTGCTGCCATTTCTGCCACAGCTGCAGAAATGTTACCCGGTCGTCGTCGGGGAGTCCGGAAATGCGGGTCGGGGCCGGCGTAGCATTAACGAGTCGCCCATCGTCAGGATAAATTTCAGTCATAGGAACAATACTCCGCCGCCACGATCATTTCTACTATTGGCGTTCTCGATTTTATCATAAGGCTTGTAACGTGGCCTTCTTTTTGTCGTGCGCGCCGCCCACATTGCGAGCGTGCAGGCTTCTAGGCCGGCTACGGTGGCGCCAGGAGGCGCCTGTAGCGCCCATCCTCCGGACGTTCCGATCGGACGCGGCGTCGCTGATGCGGCCTCGGTTCGCAATTGCATGTCGTCCAAATGGGTGATTGTGTTTTCGCGTAGTGAGGCGTCTAGCATGCTGTAGGCGTCTATGATTTGCGTGATCGTGGGTGTGATGATGACTTGCGGGCGCACTCCGATCGAACGGAGCCTTTCGATTGTGTCACCGGCGCCGTATTTCCCGTCTACGATGATTTGTGCCCATCTGTCTTTGGTGTCGGCAATGTAGTCGATTATCCATTGCGTGCCTTCGCTCATGCGGCGGACGCCCTGGTGTGTGCAGAGTTCAACATGGGTTGGTGTGTTGGCTTTGTGTCCTGCTCTGGCTAGGGCGCATGTTGACCCGTCGGGTGCGAACCTTATTGCGGCGCACCACCGCATACCGGTCGGCGTGTTTTCTGGTCGTATTGTGGCAGTGTTCCAGGCGACAGGGTCAATTGCGAGCCTGTCGTTGGCACGATCCCAGATTCCGAGGCCTTCACGTCGGAATGATTCTTCCCCGAGTTGCCTGCGCATTCTTAGAATGGCGGATTCGGGGGTGCGGCGCGGGTATGATGGGTTTGCTTTTTCCCATTGTTTTCTGTCGTCGCTGTTAGCGTCGTAGTCGGCGGCCAACTCCAAATAGAGGCCGTCTTTTATTTCGCCTTGTAGGGCGAGGTTGCGGAATTCACTGAACGCTTCGGATGGGTCTTTTGGTTTTGGTGGTGTCCCGATTTTGATGATGAGCGGGTCCGGGGCGGTGTTTGTGGCGGGGATCATGTCGTCTAGTGCGGCGGCGCCCAGGATCTGGGCTTCGTCGAATAGGATCATGTCTACGCCGTGGAATCCTCGTCCGAATCCGCCTTCGCGGGCGCCGAATAGGATTCGTGATCCGTTGTTGAAGAGGATGGCTTGCTGTCCGTTTGCTTGCCGTATTTTGTTCACGTATGGGGCGATGTCGGGTATTTGTGCCATTCCTTTCATGTCGTTGAATGTTTCGTCTGCGGTGCGTGTTCTGTGTGCGGTCCAGAGGACGAAGTAGTTGGGGTGGAGGGTGGCGAGTGCGAATGTGAGTCCGCCGATTGTGTATGTTTTGCCGACCTGCCGCGGGATGCTGGCTTGGATTCCGTCGATGCTGGCGGCGTAGTGGCCGTCGTTTCGTTTTGCGAGGATTGCTTTGAGCCAGTCTTGTTGCCAGATGTCGAGGGGGTATTGCATTTCTTGGAGGCGGCGTTGGACTGGCGGCCAGGCGGTGTGTGTGATGTTTTCTGGGAGGGTGAGGTGGGCGGCGATTTCGGATAGGTGTTTTTCGCTCATTAGATGCCGTCCCAGGTTTGTGTTTCGTCCGGATTGTCGGTGGCGTTCGGGCGTGTGTTTTCGTTTTGTGTGGTGGCTAGTTGGTCTGTGATTTGTATGAGTTGTGCGGTGAGTTTTGTGAGTGCTGTGTCGCCTGTTCTGGGGTCGTCTATGACGGTGGCGATTTTGTGTGCGAGTGCTTGGCGTATGAGGGTTGGGTTGTTTGTGTTTGTGGCGTCTGTGATGGGGGTGGGGGAGTTGGGTTCGTATACGGTGATTGTGGTGTTTGTGTGGGTTGTCATACCCTCTATTATATGCTGTGATGCCCATCATGTTCCCGTGGAGTTTTCCACAGGGTTATCCACAAGCTAGAAGTTATCCACAGGGTTATCCACAGGCTGGCCCTCAAGTGGGGGAG